CAGAATTTTGTAACAACATGTTTGAAACTATGAAGAACTATGGTGGTATAGGTTTATCAGCAAATCAAGTAGGTAAACCATATCGTATGTTTGTAATGGGCGACAATGTAAATATAGAAAAAGGTAGAAAGTGGGTATGTATCAATCCTGAAATTACAGACATGAGTAAAGATACTATAAGATACAAAGAAGGTTGTCTAACTTTTCCTTTCTTATTTTTAGATATAGAAAGACCACAAAAAATAAAAGTTAAATATTTAAATGAACAACTAGAAACCGTAGAAGAAGAATTTGATGGCATTGTAAGTAGATGTTATCAACACGAATTAGACCATATGCAAGGAACAGTATTTACAGAATTAGTCAGTAAATTAAAATTGAATATGGCTCTAAAAAAGAGAGATAAAGAAATAAAAAGGGTTACAAAATTATGGAAACAAAAGTCTTAAAAGAATTAGATTTACCTGAATACATACAACCATTAGATACTGCTATAAAATTTTTAGATAACTTATCGTATTCAGCAGTAAAAACAAAATACAACGCAAAAGGTGATTGGGATGCTGTATCTATAAAAGGTTATAGTGATGACATAGGCAACATTTTAAAACCTGGTGTACTAAAATCAGATGTAGAACCAGCAGAATTAAGATGGACAAGTTTATACGAAGAGCCTGATCTATTACCTTTAAAAGAAATACTATCTCATATACCAGCAGAGTTTGAACGTGTAAGAGTTATGAGATTAAAAGCAGGAACAACAATAAAGAAACATACAGACAAAGTAGATAAAGAAATAAAAGAAGGCAAGATTGTTAGATTACACGTGCCATTAAGAACAAGTAAAAATGTGTACTTCTATCTATGGGAAAAGAAAAATCAACATTGTTTTCATTTAGATGTAGGCAAGTATTACTTTGTAGATGTTACGGCTGCTCACGCAGTACATAATAAAGCAGATTTTGACAGATTGCATTTAGTTATAGATTGTTATAACAATCCTAGATTAGAAGACTTATTAAAACAAGCAGAGGAGTTTGATGATATTAGCAGTCCCATCGGATTTTGAAAAAGTAAAGTCTATATTTTACAGCCATAAGAAATGGTTTCCACATGTACGTACAGACTATATGAAACGTATGATTGCAAAAAAACAAGTGATATTAGAAGATGGTATATTAATAACATTTCATCACGCAAAACGAAGACAAAAAATAGGCAATGTACAACTACAAAAAGGCGATACTGTATTACACCAGATTGCAAGTGATTCGCCAGGTTCTGGTACTGCTCAGGCTGTATTAAGAGATTTCTTTGATTATTGTCCTAGTGATGTGTTTTTATCAGTAAGAGCTGACAACTTGACAGCTAATAAGTTTTATGTTAAAATGAGTATGAATTTAATCGGTAAGACAAGCTGGGCAAAAGGCACCTTACCAGGTAACGTATATGTCAAACGCAAAAGAAGTAATACAGGACTGGAAACAGAATAGAGGATTCCCATACTATCCCGAAGATAGAAAGTGGCGAGATGATGAGTTTAATAAACTCCTATCTTTTAATAGAGATACTTTATTAGATAATCAAAATAAAATCATAGGTCAATCTACACACGGATTAACACTTGCATGGTCGTATATGCACCACGCATGGTCAATCAAATGTGGTAAGATGAAAACACCTATGGAGATATGGGAAGATGAAGAACATTTAGAAAAAGGTATTAACAAGATACTTACAGGTACTTTCTTCACAAAACGAGAAGCACACAAAATTACAGATTCAGATATGAGAGCCATGTTAAGAAGATATAGTGGTACTCAAATGGTTTCTAATTTCAGACCTACAGCAGCCGCAACTCTATATGATATATTTGTAGAGAAAGATAGTCCACTAGAAGGTACTGAAGCAGGCACAGTTTGGGATCCTAGTATGGGTTATGGTGGTCGTTTAATGGGTGCAATTGCAGCTGGGGTAAATTACATAGGCACAGACCCTTGTGTTCCTACATATGCAGGTTTAGAAAAGATTAGAGATCAGTATGGTCACTCTCACAAAAAATATACACTATTGAAACAAGGATCAGAAACATTTATACCTGAAGACAATAGTTTAGATTTTGTATTCACATCACCACCTTATTTAGGACACGAACAATACGGTGATGAAGAAGAACAATCATTTAACAAATTCCCACAACAAGACGCATGGCGTAATGGTTTCTTATTACAGACTATTAAGAACGCACACAAAGGTTTGAAGACAGGTAAATATGCAGGTTTCAATGTTGCAAATGTAAAATCATATAAGACCTTTGAAGAAGACACCTACGATTGTATGGTTGAGGCAGGATTTAAAGATATACAAGTTTGGTGGTTATCTCTATCAACTCAACAAGGTACGAAGATACAATCTACACTAGAAGGCACAGAATCAGAAAAGAAACAATCACAAAACTATATAGGACGATTCGCAAGACCTGACATTCCAGGCAGAAAATATGAGCCTATCTTCATAGGAATGAAGTAAAAAATCATATGTTCTTGTTTTGTTCTAAAAATTATTCCTAAAAACCCTTGTTTTTCAACAAAAACTATGCTTGACTTTTAAATCGTTTTAGTATAGCATAAGTGTATATTATGACAAAAGACACTATGAAAAACAAATCGCAACTTGCAAAATTACTTGCTACTGAAAATATTGAAGTACAAGAGAATGCTGTACAAACTGCTTCGTTTGATGTAGTTAACAGAATATTAACAATCCCTATATTTAAAGAAGAACAAAAAAGTAAACATGTATATGACATGTTAGTGGGACATGAAGTATCCCATGCTTTATATACACCATCTGATTCATGGAAAGACATGAGTAACAGATCAAAAGAATTTAGATCATTTGTTAACGTTATTGAAGACGCTAGAATTGATAAACTTATACAGAAAAAATATCCTGGTTTAGTTGATGACTATCTAAAAGGTTTTGATAAAATGTTAAAAGATAATTTCTTTGGCACTAAAGATAAGGACATGATGAGTTATGCTCTTATTGATAAAATCAACCTATACTATAAATCTTCAAAAAGATTAGATTTCAAATTTACTAACAAAGAAAAAATCCTAGTTGACGCTGTTGACAATTGTAAAAATTTTGATGACGTGTTAAAACTTGCTGAAGAAATACTAGGGTATTGTAAAAAAGAATTAGAGAAGAAACCTGAATTACAAAAATTGTATAAACCTGACCCTAAAGGTCAAGTAAAAGATGAGTCAGAATCAGATAGTGAAGACTCACAATCAGAAAAAACTACTAGTGAAAAACTAGATGAATGGTTAGAGAAGAAATCAGAGTCTAAAGATTCAGATGATGAGAAGAAAAAAGATAATATAAATGCTACTGGCGGTCAAGGTGCTGGTGAAAGTGGTCTACCTACAGAAATTACATCACTAACTAATGACTTGATGGATACTGCTATCAAAGGTATTACAGACGATCAGGCTAGAGAACGTGACTATTGCGAATTGCCAAAAGTTGATCTTAAAAAATTAATTATTCCTTATAACAAGTTTATTAGAGATATTATGGTTTATGATAAACAACACCATAATACTGATTATGATAAACAACAGATCAATAAGGCAAAACTTAAAACTGATAAATTTATTAGAGAGTCTTCTAATGTAGTTAATTATCTAGTTAAAGAATTTGAGATGAAAAAAAATGCCAAGTTATATGCTCGTGCTTCACAAGATAAAACAGGTATTATTGATCCTCTAAAATTGTATAGTTACAAATTTGCTGATGATATATTTAAAAAGATTACTACAGTACCTAATCAAAAAAATCACGGTATGATTTTATTACTTGATTGGTCTGGTTCAATGCAAAAACATATTCTTGCTACTACTGAACAATTAATTAACTTAACAATGTTTTGTAAAAAGATTAATATACCTTTTTCAGTATATGCGTTTATGAATAATCATAGAGAAACCAAAGATGACTATTCACAATCAGGTTTTAAAATTACAGGTAACTCTATCAGACCTGACGCTTCAACAAAATTAGTACAATTGTTTACAGGCAAACAATCTAAAGTAGATTTTACTAGAACTGCTCAAATATTACATAGGGCTGCAATGTACTTTGGTGGTTACTACAACTGGAGAAGAGGCGATAGTTATGAAGACGAGTCAGTACCTTCTATTTCAGGTGACTACTACCTATCATCTACACCACTTAATGAATCACTTGTTGCAATGGATCATGTTATTAAGAAATTTAAAACTGATTACAAGACCGACAAAGTTGCTCTTGTTACTTTAACAGATGGTGCTTCAAACTCAATGCACCACCCTAAATCTGGCGAATTGCATTTAAAACTAAACGGCAAGTATCAACCTGCTCATAGTTACTGGAGAGATAAAAGAGATTTTACAAGTGTTATGTTGAAATACTTAAAAAAGAAATACGATTTACAATTGATTGGTTTCTATCTAGTTTCAAAATATAGAGAATTACAATACATGCTAGACGTACCTTATGATAAGACTATGTTGGCTCGTAAGATGTTTAGTAAAGATAAGTTTATTGCTGACTACAATACTGCTTATGATGTGTATTTTTACGTAAACTCTGGCACTAGAATTAAAAACAATACATTTGATAATGACAAGGATACAACTAATAAGAGAAGTCTTAAAAAGATGTTTATGTCAGGAATGAAGAATCGTATTAATTCCAGAGTATTATTACAAAACTTTATCAAAAGGATCGCATAAATGCAGGGTTTTTTACGCTTGACTTTTACCCCAAAAAATGATAGCATATATGTATAACTTAACTATGAAAGGACTTATATAATGATTGAGTTAAACAAAACACAAAAAACTGTATTGAAAGTATTAAAAGATACTTACAAAAAAGATACAGTAACTAGGGCTGAGATAAATGCTCTTGTTAAAAAGAAGGTTATCAAAAATCCTTCTTGGTTAAAATCAGACAAGTACAAAGTTGATAGAGGAGTTTATACTCTTAATGTTGACTCTATGGATGATACAACCACAGTTGATACAACTGATACTAAAATTTCCAATGATACAAAGGCTGCTTATATCGTATCTTCATTGACCGATAATGTTGTTCCTGCTAAGGATACAGACTTTGTTAACTTTGGTAATTATGCAGATATTAAAAATATCGTAAAATCTAAAAAGTTTTATCCTGTTTTCATCACAGGTCTTTCTGGTAATGGTAAGACACTTGCTGTTACACAGGCATGTGCTGAATCAAAACGTGAAATGATTAGATGTAATATTACGATTGAAACAGACGAGGACGATTTACTTGGCGGTTACAGACTTAAAGATGGTCAGACCGTATGGCAAAATGGTCCTGTTATTGAGGCGATGGAGAGAGGCGCTATTCTTTTACTTGATGAGATTGACCTTGCAAGTAATAAGATTATGTGTTTACAACCTATCCTTGAAGGGTCTGGTGTCTATGTTAAAAAGATAAACAAGTTTGTTAAACCTAAACTTGGCTTCAATGTGATTGCTACTGCTAACACAAAAGGTCAAGGTAGTGATGACGGTAAGTTTATCGGTACTAATGTACTTAACGAGGCATTCCTTGAAAGATTTCCTGTTACATTTGAACAACAATATCCTACTGCTAAAGTAGAAGAAAAAATTGTTGCTCAAAAACTTGCTAGTGCAGGTAAAAGAGATCAAAAGTTTGCTCACAATCTAGTGACTTGGGCTGACGTTATCAGAAAAACTTATATTGATGGCGGTTGTGATGAGATTATCTCAACGAGAAGACTAGTCCACATTGCTGAGGCATACGGAATCTTTAAAAACAAAATGAAGGCAATCAATGTTTGTACTAACAGATTTGATGAAGATACTAAATCATCATTTACTGACCTGTACACTAAAGTTGATAGTGGTGCTTCAGTAGAACAGATTCTTTCTGATAAGAAGGCGGCTGAAGAGGCTGAGATATTATCAGAAAAGAAATCCGATGATAGTGAGGAAGATAGTGAAGAAGACTTTACTGTCTAAATCTATCCATAGTGTAAGTCCGCTTGTGGCCAGAAATGGCCACAAGTTTATTTACAAAGGGAGTATATAATGGGAATATATGATTCAGAAAAAGTGAAACCAAAGATGTCACAAAAAGAACGTGACGATATGATGAAAAAGTTTTTAGAAAAAGGTGGCAAAGTACAGAAATTAAAACCTGGTTCTGCTGCTGTTTTAGGTAGTTTAGATAAGAGTAAGAAACCTGCTTATACAAAAGAAGATATTGAGAAAGGTGTTACAGGCCATGCACCTGCACCAGATTATAAAAGTTACAAACCAAATACATACCATGACCTAGATTTAGGTGAAGATAAAATACCTGTGTATGTATCAGTAAAAGAAAGGAAGGACTAGTGTCAATTACTGTTGAAGTTAGAGGTGGTAATTTAGAGAAGGCTATGCGTGTACTTAAAAAGAAAGTACAAAAGGCAGGGATCATTAAAGATTTAAGAAGCAAACAATACTTTTCTAAACCATCAGAAATAAAACGTGAAAAAGCAAAAGAACGTGCTAAGATAATCAGAAAAGCTCAGAAAGCAAATGACGAGATGTTAGGTTACAAGTACGTAAAAGGCGTTAAAGTTAAAAAAATTTAAGAATTTCTATGCCGTCTGTGTTGATATTATATATATTATTACTACAAGGCAATTCATAAGACCTAGTAGGGGTATAGAAAAGGTAGAGAAATCTACCTGAAAAACGGTGATCTTTGCCAGTTTAACTCCGTGACAAAAGGAAACTGGCGCTTGAAATTATATAAATAATTATTATATAATACTAGACAACGCCTTATAGGGTTGTCAGAAAATTAACTTTGCTTAACATAAGGAGGTTACAATGACCAATAAAGCACTATCAATTTTCAATCAATTAAGACCACTAACTGTAGGATTTGACGATACGTTCAGACATTTTGAATCAATGTTTGACCATCAATTAGATCATATACAAACTACAGCTTTCCCTCACTACAATATAGTGAAGATGGATAAGAACAAGTACGATATTCAAATCGCTCTTGCTGGTTATAACAAAAAAGATATAGACATTAACCTTGAGGAAGGTGTTCTATCTATCGAGTCTAAAAAAGACGAGAAGAAGGAGACTAAAGTAGACTCTGAAGGTGAAATCTTACATAAAGGTATCGCTAAAAGATACTTTAAAAAGTCTTTTACAATCGCTGAGGACTGTCAAGTCAAAGGCGCTGAACTAAAAGACGGCCTATTAAAGGTGTCTTTAGAGAGAATTGTTCCAGAACATAAAAAAGCTAGAACTATCTCAATCAAATAACAATATAGATAGGGCGGCTTATTGACAAGTCGCCCTTTTTATTATATAATGAGTCTATTAATATATTATAAGGAGAAATAAATTATGAAAAAAGGTGATAAGGTACCTCAAATTAAGTTTAGAGTAAGAGAACTAGGCGAATGGATAGATACTAATTCTGATACATATTTTAGAAATAAAAGAGTTATATTGTTTTCATTACCTGGTGCATTTACTCCTACATGCTCACTACAACAACTACCTGGGTTTGAAAAATTACACAATGTATTTAAAGAACATAAGGTAGATGATGTTTATTGTTTATCAGTAAATGATTCTTTTGTTATGAATGCTTGGGCACAAAATCAAAAATTAGAAAATGTTAAAGTCATACCCGATGGTAATGGCGAATTTACAGACGCAATGGATATGCTTGTTGAAAAACGAGATAGATGTTTTGGAATGAGATCATGGAGATATGCTATGGTTGTAAACAATTCTGTCATTGAGGAGATGTTTGTAGAACCTGGTAAAGATGACAACGTTATAGAAGACCCATATGGTGAGTCTTCTCCAGAAAACGTACTAAAATATTTACAGACAAAGGTTGACAAATCTACAAATTAATGTTAGAATTATATTATGAAATACAATGAAGATAAAATCTTAAAAGAGATTGGTGATTATATTAAGTCAACTTATGGCCAACACTATTCAAGTGACCAAAAAGGCTTTCAAGTTTTAGATTTATTAAAGACACTTAAAATCGGAAAAGATTTCTGTCATGCAAATGCAATTAAATATTTGTGTAGGTATGGCAAAAAGAATGGACACAATCGTGCTGATCTGTTGAAGGCAGTACACTATGTTATACTATTATTAAATTATGATAAGGAGATGAAATGAAAATAAGTGATAATACAATTAGTATATTAAGAAATTTTAGTGATATAAATGCTAATATACTATTTAAACCTGGTAAACAATTAAGTACAGTTTCCACAATGAAAAACATTATGGCAGAAGCCAATGTTGAAGATGAGTTTGAAACTGAATTTGGCGTATATGATTTGCCAGAGTTTTTGAGAGCATTGGATTCTTTTACACAACCTGTATTGAACTTCAATGGTACTGCAAACCTAAAAATACAAGATGAAAAAACTAGTTTGTCAGCGAGATATGCTTTTGCTGATAAATCAACGTTAAGATATCCATCTAAATCAATAACAATGCCAGACAAAACAGTATCGTTTTCATTAAACAATGCTGACTATGAGTCTGTTAAAAAGTTATATACTAATTTAAGTCTACCTGATATTGCATTTAAAGGCGAAGGTGGTAAGATTAAGTTAGTTGCATTAGATAAAAAGAATAGCAACTCTAACCAATCATCTATAACAGTTGGTGAAACTGATATAGAGTTTACTGCATACATTAAGGCTGAGAATATGAAAATTATTCCTGGCGATTATGATGTTGCATTATCAAAAGCAAAGATTGCTCATTTCATAAACAAAAAGGTACAAGTACAATACTGGATTGCTTTAGAAGCTGACTCAACATTTTAAGTGAGGTTATATGTCAGATTTTCTATGGGTTGAAAAATACCGTCCTAAAAAAATATCAGAATGTATCTTAACTGAAGATTTAAAGAGCACATTTTCTAAATTTCTTTCTCAAAAAGAAATACCAAATCTTCTCCTTTCAGGCACAGCAGGTACGGGTAAGACAACAGTTGCTCGTGCCTTGTGCGAAGAACTAGGTGCTGATTACATAATCATTAATGGTTCAGATGAAGGTAGACATATTGATACCTTACGTACTACAATCAAAAACTTTGCGTCTACCGTATCGCTAGACGAGTCTAATACACATAAAGTCGTTATTATAGATGAGGCAGATTACATGAACGCTGATAGTGTTCAACCTGCATTACGTAATTTCATTGAAACATTTTACAAGAATTGTAGATTTATATTTACTTGTAATTTCAGAAACAAAATCATACCTGCATTACATAGTCGTTGTACCGTTATTGATTTTCGTATCACAAATGGTCAGAAAGTCAAAACTGCTACTGCATTTCTAAAAAGACTAGGCGAACTATTGAAGGCAGAGAATATAGAGTATGATAACAAAGTACTTGCTGAACTAATACAAAGACACTATCCAGACTTTAGAAGAACGATAAACGAATTACAACGTTATTCTGTACGAGGTAAGATAGATAGTGGTATACTTGTATCTCTATCAGAAATTAATAACAAAGAGTTGATTAAGTTTCTAAAAGAGAAAAGGTTTGGCGATATGAGAAAATGGGTTGTACAAAACCTAGACAAAGACCCTAGTAGTCTATTCTCATCTATCTATGATATACTATACAAACATTTACAACCTCAATCAATACCTGCAGCCGTTCTAACAATCGCTGACTATCAATATAAATCTGCCTTTGTGGCTGACCATGAGATAAATATGGTTGCGTGCCTAACACAAATCATGGCAGAATGTAAATTTAAATAGAGGAGATAATAGATATGGCGAGTAAAACTTTATGGCGAAGACTTATAGTTAGAGCACGAATGTTTTGGGCTGATATTAGAGGTCATCACGGTAAGGTTTGGGATTATGAACCAGGCGATTACTACATGGGTTCTCATAAAGGTCATAAAAAACATGAAAAACATGATTGAATATAAACTTACTGATTATCTCAATGCGATTAACTGGACAAAAGTAAATCTGCTAGACGGAGATGATCTCACTTGGGAAAAGAAATACCCACCCTATGTTATAAATCGTTGCTTATCCCAACACGTTGACGCTATAATGATGGCAAATGAGATGAATTTACATCACGGCCTCACCAAACGTTTACAATTTCACTTTCTACTAAATAGTATTCGTAAGAGAAAAAGATTTGGCGGCAAGTGGACAACTACTGCTAAGTCTAAAAATT